TCTGTTGGATATAACGGTCTTGTTTCGGGTTCACCGGGACTGAATACTATTGGCATACATTATCCTCCCTCACAACCTGTTATCTTCATCCCTGTGGCCTAAATTATATTCCATCGGTTTTTCGCAATTTCCGCAGGTGGCTCTCCATAGAAAGTGTAGAAAACCGCAAGAACCACAGCGTGTCCCTGAGCCTATATTTAGAACATCACCGATTTCAGTGCCACGTTTACGTTGCTCTGATGTAACACCCTTTAGGGGATGTTCAACATCTTCTACAACTGCCGAGCCGGTATCGAACTTAATACCTGATTTTTCTGCTCGATGTATATCGTCGAAATCTATATTTCTTATATCAAAAGACATGAATCACCCTCAACCAGCATAATTTACTACGACGGCAATTTCACCTCTAATGTCATTTATGTCCATACCTGTAACACTTGCAGAAGCACCAGCGAGCATGTCTATCACCCTACCATTTAACATGGGTGCGAATGTATTTGCATGAAGCATAGTATCAGCAGGAATAGTACAAGATGCTGCTTCGACTATGGTGATAGTTTCAGCATCAGAACCAACATTGGTTCCTGAAATATGACCTATGTATAAAAAGCCTTGACCGTCTACACTTACATCAGATTTTCTTACGTATAATTTTGTACCACTATTTGCTTTTGCATTAGCGACAAATACAGTATTTGCAGTTGCCGTAGTAAAGTCATTAGCCGCATCAGCAGCATCGTTAGTGACTATATTAGAACTACCTGCACCATTAATCGTCACGGGAGTTTTTACACTGATGCCTGTTTCGTAAGGACCGTTAGGTGGGAATAAATACACTTGTGTATTAATTGCTGGAATAGCCAAGGTAAATCACCTCAGCGTAATCCGAGTATCCACCAACGACCATCTTGGGTATGTGCAGTACTTGCAGCACCTAAGTTACCGTTTCCAAAGACTACTAATTTATTAGTCTCGTCAATAGCAACCGAAAGATTTCCATCAGTCAATGTTACTGCACCAGTATTTGGTCCAAGTTTGAAAAGAGTAGCATCGTCATCTACTACACTTAATACGCTATCTAGTGTCATTCCAGTAGCATTTGCTGCCATTGCGGTGATAACTCCTACTCTAACAGCCGTGGATGGGTCGCCATCATTACTCGCAAAGACTGATTCTCCAACATTGAAGTGAAGTCTTTGGTCTACAGTCTTGACTGTAAAGGTAGTATCTCCTACTGCTTTAGCGCCATCTGCTATTACCCCAGTGTCGTATATACTTGTTACATGTCCGCCTGCTGCGAAAACGGTGGATAATGTTCCGTTGAATGATACATCGGTTCCACCGTCTGTGAAAGTTCCGGTCATCATGAGCATATCGCCCAATACGTGTGTTCTTGTGTCAGTTGTGTGTCCTGCTGCCATAGTTTTTCATCTCCTATAATTAGTCTAAATCGCCTTCGTTAATATGCTTTTGGACAAGTAAGAGTGCTGCGGATTTGGTTAAGTAACCATTACCCATTTGCACTCCTTTATCTTTTAACCAAGAAATCATGTCTTTCCTGTTCCAATTTTCATCAGGAATAGCACTCTTTTTATTGGTCGGAACAGAAACCCCTCCCTCGATTTTAAATTTTTCACGAGGGAGGAATCTCTGATTATCCTCAAGCCATTCTTGAGTTACCTCTACTTGTTCGCCACGAACCCATGAGCCGGTTTTATTCCGGGTTTCATAGAAAGGGCCAAGAAAGGTTACTGTAGGCAATTTATCACCTCAACCTAGCACGAGCCAAAGTTCCATTGCAGTTAAGTCATCAGTGGTTCCGTCAGCAGTTGCTTCCATGTCGAAGGTTAAGACCAAATCGCTTGTGTGTGTAATCGCTACGTTAGCAGTTGCGTCAGCACGTTGTGCTACGAATGATACAATTTTACTAACATCTCCTGAAAGAGTAAGTGTGTTTGTATCTGCTACTGCTGCGTTAAGTGTAAGCATAACCAGTCTTGGGTTTCGTGAACCTACGTTGATTGTATCATCATTAGTTGCTGCGAAAGGTGTTAGTGCACCCGGGTATGTACCCGCTGCTGCACCAGCACCGCTTAGCCAACCAGTTTCATCTTGGTCTACTCCACCTTGTAGTTGCAAATCAAGGTTCATGGTTGTGGTTCCAGTACCGTTCTGAACGTATGTTATTCCTCTGTGTGTCATCGTTGTTGCCATAATTTTTCATCTCCATTATATTTTTATTAATCGCCTCTCACTTTAAGTCTCGGATTGAACCGTGACCTCCAAAGAAAGTAGTCCATACTTCACCCATGGTGCGATACATCCCCTCTTGACCGAGGCGATTGATTGCGAATGGGTCACCAGTTTCGATACCACTCTCAAAGTATTGTGTAGGGATAGCGGTGCTGAAATACAGGTAATCAGTATCAAGGTAGTAAATTCTACTTAGTGAATCAGTTGGCACGTCCTTAGATGGTATGATTGGGACACCGTTGTAGGTTGCGACAATAAATCCTGCCTCAACACCCGGTACACCCTTAACACCGTTGTAGGTTGGTGTAACACGCTTCTCTTCCATGAATCTCTGTTGAGACTGTAGAAGTTGTTGTAGGCGCATTAGTGTGTCATATCCAGTTAGCATAACCTTAGGATTTCCACCACGGACCCAAATCTTTTGGAACAAATCATCCAATTGGTCTAGGGAAAGGTTTCGGTTTACACTTCCAGTATCAGCGTTACCCTCAGCATATGCCCATGAGTTTGCACTCCTGTCAATACTGTAGATATCGTCATCGCCAGCATCGTAATGAGTTCCTGATGTCATTGATGTAGAGTCAGAAGAAGTTACACGGTCTAGTGACTCGAAATCGTTTCCTGCTACTGTGGTTACATCTCCAAGCAACATTCTGTTAATGTGCTCTGCGTGATGCTTACCCATTTCCTCTTTGAGGACTGAGCGAATGTCGCCAAGTCCATCATCCTTGTCAGCAAGGAACATTGCAGTTTCAGACATATCGAATGTGTGTGCAATGGTCTTTGGCTTTGCAGCGATGTGCTGGAAAGTTGGTTTGGTTGTGTCAGGCAGTGTTGAATTCTCTGCAAGACCGCCACCCTTAGTAAAGGAAGGACGAGCGGTAATAACTCTCCATCCACTTCTTTCCCAAGGCCTCTTTGGAAGAACGCTAAAAGCGTTAAACTCTTGGTTTAGTTGTGACCACACTTTGCGGCCATAAATTGCTTGGTATGTTCCAGCGGTCGAAGACAACATTGGACTGTCTGCCTTCAATAGTTCTGAGCCACTATAGGAATATCCCATAGCGTTTCCTGCTCCATAGAAATAACGTTCCATGTCTTGTACTGTTCTAATATAATCTCTTGCCATATTTTTCATCTCCTATATTTATTTTCCTTTTACTCATGCACCTCTGTGCACTTTGTCAGCAAGGGAATGAACTTCATCCCATGACATATGCGCAAGGTCTTGTGTGGTTGGAATCTCTACATTACTTGGTAACTCAGATTTTGCAATCATTGTTCCTTCAGTTGTTAAGTTACTAATACGCTCTTCTAAGTTCTCAAGACCCTTTAGGACTTGGGAAAGTGGCTCACGAGCATCGAAGGCTGCCTTATCTGCGGCTGCCTTAGCGATTTGTTGTTCATTTGAAAACCTGTTTGCAAAGTTTGACTCAAGAGAGTTTCGGAAGTTCTGCTCCTCTGCGGCTGCTTTGTAAACTTCATAAGCGGCTTGAATATCTAAGTCAGAGACATTACTTGGTGACAAGTATTGTTTTGACAACTCTACTGCTCCATGTGCACCTGCTGGGGTCTTTCCACCAGACTGTGAAAGTTTAGGGATAGCACCAGTTGATGGAGAACCCTTATCTTGTCCACGGCCACGAACTTGACCAGCAAAGTAGTCTGCACCGTCTACAGCGTCAGGGTTATCGAAGCCACCAAGTTGTGCCTTCTCAACATCTCCAAAGTGGTCACGGGCTGCGTTAACATCCACTCCACTCTTTGCAAGATTGTCTTCCAAGTATGATAGGTATTCACTGGTGATAAAGTCAGAATAACCGGCTTTAGCCATATCTTCCATCTCATCAGGCATGTCACCTTCATCTTCATCCTTCTTCTTAGGTTTTTCTTCTTTCATATCTTTAGGCTCCTTTTTATCTTCCATGTGTTCTTTCAGACCTTCAGGCATTTCGCCCTTTTCCATAGCATCTAGCCTTTGGTCTAATTTATTCATCATATCCATTAAATTATCTTCTTCACTCATATCATTGTCCTCCTTCAGAATACGAAATTGTGCTTCGGGGTTAATACCCTTTTCACAAATCGTGATTTCATGGAGTTCCATTTTACTTATCTCTTGGTATTCACCATGAGATTCGTCTGCTTTGCGAACTCGCTTAAACGCTTGTCCACCTATTGAAAAGCCTTGCAGATTACCTTTTCTGATTTCTGCTGCAACTTCTCGTGCTTTTTCTATGTCGTTACGTAGTTTTACTACAACGAACATTCCTGTATCATCAACTTCGGATTTCCACATCCTACCATTAGAGTCTACAAAAGAATCGATTACTTCTCCCACTTGTATGTTTGAGTGGGCTA